TCGGCGTCCCGCATCTGAACTATGCGGCGCCGGGGGATCGGGCTAACGTTGCTGCGTCGGGCTTTACCGCCCGCGCCGCGCTGCTCACCGCTTGTGGCGCGACCAGTGCGGTTCTCAACCTTGGTCGCAATGACCTGACGGCTGGCAGGACCGCGACCAATCTCGTCGCCGATCGTGCCACGTTGCGAACGGCAATCAAGGCGGCGGGTGTCTCGTACGTTTACGACACTACCGTCACGATGAATACGACTTCGACCGACGGGTTCAACAGCACGAGCGGACAGACGGTCGCGAGCGCATCGGTGGAAATCCAGCGGGCCTCGTTCAACGACTTCATCCGTGGCGCAGCACCCTATGGCATCACCTGCACACTGACGAACAGCAGCGCGACGATTACGGCTGTTTCATCGCTTGCACTCTATGGCGTTTTCCCCGGCTGCGTCCTGACCTCGACCACTTCGGGCATTCCGGGCGGCACGACGGTATCGTCCATCGATTATACCAATGCCACGATCACCATGTCTGCGGCGTTCACCGGTACAACGACGCCAAGCGCGTCTATCACGGCAACACAGCCGAGCGTGACGGGTACTTTCCCGATGACCAGCTCGGACGGCTTGATCGACATTACTGGCCTTATCGAGGGCGGGAAGACGGCGGCGCTGATCCCGGTTCGGAACGGGGGCGTCTGGTTGCCGGGGTTCGTCTCCCCTGACGGTCTGCAAGCCAACAACAACGGCATCGTTACGGCGTCGCCTGCGGTCCACGCTCTTGTTGCGACGCGGGCGTTGTGATTAGATGCGTCGGCGTCGGATAAATCGCGACCCGCGTGACGGCAACCCGGTAGCGATCGATCCCGCGTCCGGGTTCAAGGTTCCGCTTTCCAATCTCGTCAAGCAATGGGACGGCGAGCTTGTCGACTATCGCTTTGTCGATAAGCGCAATCCGCAGGATTTCGTCCGTGGCGTCGCGGATAACATGGCGCTTCCCTATGCGCGCCCGGAGCCGCCAGACGAATATATTGCAGGCCCGATCCTCCACGAAAACTTCGTGCCGATCATCCTAGAAAGCGGCGCTGGGGTTGTTCTTCAGGAAGGGCTCGTGGTCGAACTATGACCGTTTCCTATACCCTGTCCGCCAGCGAGATCATCGAAAAGGCGTTCCACATTCTGGGCAAGGCGTCAGAGGGTGAGGCGATGACATCGCGCATGTACAGCGATGGCCTGTCGTCCCTCAATCTGATGATCAAGACGTGGGAGAGCCAGCCGCACCTTTGGACGCAAACCGAAGGGACGCTTGTTCTTGTCGCAGGGCAGGCGGCCTATCCGATCGATCCCAAGCCGATGCGCATTTCGTCGGTCAGGCGCAGGCTCAACGGCATCGACACGCCGATGAACGAATTTTCCCGGCAGGAATATTTCGACCAGCCGAACAAGACGCAATCGCCGTCTGTACCGGTGAGCTATTATTACGATCCGCAGCAGGCGACGGGCACGCTGTACCTGTGGCCCGCGCCGTCCTCGCTCGCAGTATCGCAATATTCGGTCAACTACACCTACTGGCGCCGCATGTCGGACGTGAATGCCACTTCCGACGACCCGGACATTCCCCAGGAATGGCAGGAAGCGCTGGTGTGGAACCTGGCCAGTGCATTGGAAACGGAATACCCGGTCAACGATCCCCGCCTCGCGACAAAGATAGATCAGCGTGCAGCACTGCTGTACGGGGAGCTGAAGGCTTTCGATAACGAGCCGGCAAGCATCTATCTCCAGCCGGATTACCGCTGGGACTCGATGTGCGACTATTAAAACCAGCGCTACAGTTCAGCCAGGGCCGGTCGCTGCCATGGTCTGGCGCGGTCCTGGTCAACGCTTTCTCCGAAAAAGCGGATGGCGACAAGCTGACCGACTTCGCCATCATGGCGATCCCCGGCCTTGCCCTCTTCAAGGATATCGCATCAGCCGGGGTGCGCGGCGTCCATCGCATGATCAACACGCTGTACGCCGTGGTGGGATCGGCTCTCTACAGCGTGCCGGAATCCGGAGCGGCGGTGTCGCTTGGTACGGTGGGGGGGACAAACCCCGTTCGCATGGTCGATAACGGCAGGCAGATCGCGATCCACGGCGGCCCGACCGGACAGACAGCCTATGTTCTGGACGGTACGACGCTCTACACGCAGCCGACCAATCTGCCGCCTGTGTCGGACGTTGGCTATCTGGACGGCTATTTCATCTGGACGCTCGCCAATAGCGACCAGTTCATGATCTCGGCGTTGGGCGATGGCCTGAGCTACGACCCGCTTGATGTCGCAACGGTAGAGGGGGCGCCTGACTATCTCGTCGGCGTGATGGTCGATCACCGCGAAGCGCAGTTCCATGGCACCGACACGATCGAGATATGGTACAATAGCGGTGCGGCTGACTTTCCGCTGCAACGGCAGGGCAATGCGTTTATCGAGCGCGGCAGCATCGACAAGAACAGCATCGTCAAGATCGACAACAGCACGATGTTTGTCGGGGATGATCGTGTCGTCTACCGCCTGGATGGCTATAATCCAATTCGCGTTTCGACACATGCGATCGAATATCAAATCGCCCATGCCGCGTGGTTCAGGGCGTTCACCTACACCCAGGAGGGCCATAAGTTCTATGTGCTGAACACCGATGTCGGCACGTTCGCCTATGATGCCGCGACGGGCGGCTGGCACGAGCGCCAGTCGTTCGGGTTGAACAATTACCGGGTGGGATGCGCGACCACGGCGTATGGCCAGAATATCCTCGGGGACGCCTATACGGGCAAGCTCTACGTGCCGTCGCTCGACACCTATGACGAGAATGGTTCCCCGATCCCCGTCACGGTCGAATTGCCGACAGTCGAGAACAGCCGCGAGCGCATGACGCTCTATGCGCTCGAATTGTATTGCGAAACCGGCGTCGGGAATGTGGCGGTCGCCGATCCACAGGTTATCATGCAATACAGCCGCGACGGCGGACGCACCTATTCCAACGAAATGTGGCGGTCGATGGGGCGCGTGGGCGAATATCAAACCCGCGCTGTGTGGAGGACGACCGTCGAATTTCGCCAGCTCGCCATCCGGTTCACGATGCCGGAAAAGGTCAGGCGTTTCGTCATGGCCTATTATGCGGATATCCGGTGATGGCAAACATCAACATCCCGCCACCGAACGCGCCGCTGGTCTTGCCTGATGGGCGGATCGACCCGTCATGGTATAAATATCTCGTCAGCCTGAACACGACGGCGGACGGGGCTGCAAGTGGCGAGGTGGCGACCGATCCCGGCTCCGGTTTGGCGGGCGGCGGCGCTGTGGTTGACGGCGTATCGCTCACGATCGCGCCCAATGGCGTGAGCAACGCCATGATCCGCCAATCGGCCGGAACGTCGGTGGTTGGCCGTACGGCGGCGTCACCCGGTAACGTTGCAGATATAACCGCGTCGCTCAATAACAGCGTGCTGGTGAGGCAGGCGAACCAGCTCTTCTTTAGTCAATCCCTGGTCGTAAGTTCCATGGAAACGACCGATCTCAAGATAGACAAGACAGCTTCGGCATCGACTGCAACGACAACGCATAGTGTCCCGATCGATATCGGGGGAACAACCTACTATATGCTTGTTTCGTCCACGCCGTGATGATAGAAGAAGCGCGGCGCGGCACGATCTGACCGCCCGTTATAGCCAGCAAGATCATCGTTCCTCGCGGAGCTTGCTGGTTGCGCCACTTCCAAAAGATTGCCGATGGTATTCCGGTCCTGCCGCTGCTCAATGCACTCGCGGTAAACAATGACCTGTGGAACGAAAACACGCTCCGCACCTCTCACCCCGCAAGCCCGCACACCCAGACTGACGACATCTGGGTGATGTTCAACGAAATACCGTCTGACCCGGCTGGCGTGATCGATGACTGCGAGGTCATCCCATACCGGGCATGGAAGGACTTGCCCGTCCGCGAGCTTGTCATGGACCTGATGCGCCTCGTGTCGGGTACAAGACTCGGACGTGTCATTATCTCCCGGCTCCCTCCGGGGGCGGAGATCGCGGCGCACGTCGATCAGGGCGCGCCGGCCACTTATTACAACCGCTACCATCTCGCGCTCCAATCCAATCCCGGCGCGCTGAATTACAGCGGAAACGAGTGCGTCCAGTATCGGATGGGCGAATTCTGGTGGTTCGACAACCGCGCCGAACATCGGATCGTCAACAACAGCGACGATGACCGCATGGTCATGGTCATGGACGTGCACCCATGCTGACGGCTCAGGTCGAAAATCTCACCGAGCGGCTGGAGGATTTGAAGCCTTTTTTCCCGATGCATTGGGAGGAACTGGCGCTGAACCAGAAACAGGTTCCGCTCGATCCGCAATACGATGTCTATCTCGACAAGGACGCGGCTGGGCAGATGATGCTCGTGACGCTTCGCGATGCAGGGGAATTGGTGGGGTATTTCGTCGGGTTCGTGCAGCCTGGGCTCCACTACAAGACCTGCCTTACGCTCACGATGGACATTTTCTACGTGCTGCCGAGCCATCGCGGGAGCGGGGGCGGCTTCATCCTGTTCAAGGCGGTAGAGGCGGAGGCGCGGCGCCGGGGCGTACGGCGCATGTTCGTCGGGTCGAAACTCCACAAGGACGCATCCTGGCTATTCGAAAAGCTCGGCTACGAGGAAGTGGAACGTTTCTACTGCCTGTGGATGGGGGATAGCTGATGGTTGCGGTCGCAATCGGGGGCGCAGCCATCATCGGGGGCGCCACATCGGTCATTTCCGGCAACAAGGCTGCCAAGGCGCAGAAGGACGCGGCGAGCCAGTCGATTGCCGAACAGCAGCGCGAGTATGACCAGAGCCGCGCCGATCTGGCCCCATGGCGCAACGTCGGCGGCGGAGCGATCGGCATTCTGGGCAAGGTCTACGGCATTTCGCCCGATGGCAGTGTCGCGGCCTCCGAGCCCGGCAAGACGACGGCCCCGGACTATAGCTCGTTTTTCGCGTCCCCGGATTACAACTTCCGTCTGCAACAG